CTACTGTTGTAGTTGGCTCCTCTGTTGTAGTTGGAGCTACTGTTGTAGTTGGAGCTACTGTTGTAGTTGGAGCTACTGTTGTAGTTGGAGCTACTGTTGTAGTTGGAGCTACTGTTGTAGTTGGATCTACTGTTGTTGTGGTTGGAGCTACTGTTGTTGTGGTTGGAGCTACTGTTGTTGTAGTTGGAGCTACTGTTGTTGTAGTTGGAGCTACTGCAACTACCTTAGAAGCATATGAATACAACATCTGTGAGCATACTGTTGATGCTGGTATCCATGCGCCTCTTTTTGACGATCCAACAGCTAAAGATCCTTTTAGCTTAGTGCCTGGATCTACATACTTCCATGTGGAACAACCACAAGCGTTTAAACTAGAACCTATTTTCAAATCTTTATTATGCTTCAAGCATCTGATATTTGTATTGCAAGTTGTGCTTCCGCAAGATTTGGGTGCAACTTCTTCATCGTTCATTGTATCTAAGAATTTCTTTGATATTTCTGCTGCTTTTTCTGTTGTGAGTTCGGTATTATCTCCAAGACTTACTATTAAATAATAAAGATCTTTTTTGCCTAACAAACCTTGTAAGCAATGATCATCATAATCCGAAGTCTCATCATATAAATGAGTTATTCCATTAGAGTTTCCTGGTACTATAATTATGTGGCTTAGTGATGGATCATCGTATGGATTACTAGTTGGTGCGTTAAAAGTACACTTTAAAAAGCAAGAATAATTCTTGTTTCTGGCGAATACCTCAAACTCATCAGTAGATGTATCCCTATTTCCGTTACCAGCTCCTCCAGTAACAGAGAACTCATCTATATTTATATTTCTAGCCACCAAGACAAATAGTCCTGGATACATATTGGTGAAATAACTGCTTCCTACTCCGAAATAATCTGTTCCACTTCTTACCTCTCCATCAAATACTGTTGGATTGTAGTCATAGTAATATATACTGTTAATGTCATAGTTGAATTGATAAGCTGCTTGGGTGTGCGTAGATGGTATTGCATAGAAAGTGACACCAGATTCGTACGAATCTTGACCAAATATACCACCTTCTTTTAGTTCATCATACGGTACCACACCAGGTGGAATAGTTGTTCCTTGATCTGACGGGGGGTAATACAAATGAACATCCGTGTTAATAAAATTTCCCGAATCATATAAATCATTACCACCATCTTTAATGCCAAAGGTATTAACTTCTATTGGTAATCCAAAATTTCCTGCTTTTCCTAGGCTATTTAATTTTACTAAGTTTCTTCTGGGTTTAGAAAACAAACCACCAACCCATATCTCGTCACTTCCTAGATATTTTATTTGAGTTACTCCAAAATCAAAAGAAGTTGAAGTGTTGAATGAACTGTCGAGTGCGCCATTAGAGTTTAATCTGCAGATATTTTTATTTAATATAGACTCATCTTCATTAACAACAGAAAGGTTATTGAAGAATCCTCCAACTAATATTTTACCATCTTCCTGAGTATCTAATGAAAATACTCCACGTGGTAGCCAACTGCTATTGTCTGGCCCGGCCGCTTCTCCATCTAATATTTCAAATACGGAATTGAAGGCACTGTCAAATCCAGAGAATCCACCATTACCATTAGATTTTAGACGTACTAAATCATTGCACATGCTATTATTTATTTGCAGACTGAAGTAACCTCCAATTAAAACATCTCCATTAGACTCTTCGTGCATACAAAAAATTCCCAAATCTTGTGCACCTAATGCACCATCAGTCTGTATGAAGTCTCCCACTTCAATTGGATTGCTTGCATCTGAATCCATTAAAATTATAACTGTTTCTTCAGATGAATCAGAATAAGTTGGCACTAATATTTTGCCATTGCTTAAAACCAAAGATATTTCTGAGTAGAACCAGTTAAATTGATAGTCTGACCCTGAATTGTATAGATCTAAAAAGTTACCATTAAAAGTGGTGTCAAGATCACCTGGTATGTCTGCATCTGCATCGCTGAGTATTTTGCAAACAGCTGCCACTGAGGTGGTTGTAGAATTATTAACGTGTGTATTAAAAGGGTCTGCGTAACTATTAACAATTATACTATCATCTGCTGTTACCCTGACCTGATAAACTCTTTGATTGAAAGAGGCTGTGAACGTAGAATCTATAGAGCCATCGGCATTTAATCTAACAATATTGTCATGGCTTCCTTCCTGAGAAACAGGATCCAACGAGAATCCACCACCAACAATTATTTTTCCATCAGATTGTATTGATGTTGATAAACTTTGGCCACCACCAACTCCTTGTGCTGCTCCTTCTCCAAAGCTAAAATACTCTCCAAATTGTGGAGCCTGGAATGTTTCATCAATTGTTCCATCTTCATTAAGCCTGATTACTCCGTATCCATATGCAAAGAAAAAAGAGTTGCCCCAATTTCCTCTTATGTCATCCCCAAATACGCCCGCCAAAATTATTTTTCCATCAGATTGAACAGATATAGATGAAACATTTGTTGACCCTAGATCACTAAAAGCAGCGTCATCGCTAAAGTAAAATAGATTGTATATTAAATCTGTTATTTCTTTGTGTTTTAAATTGAGATTAGATAAATTTTTATTTATGTTTGTCATATTTCCTCTTTATTTATTAAATTTAGCGTTTAGAATGTTTTTCTTCTTTGAAAGAGATATTTTCTTTTGAGAAAGCCAGAGATTTTCCATTAATTTGCTACGTGATCTCGTTGGAGTTATACTTAATATGTTGTCTATTACTTGTTGTCTAGATTCTACTGTTTGATATCTTATATTAAAGTCATTCATTGTGGATTCTTGAGATGGTCTCTTGTTGTCCAAAACAAATAAATCTATTGGTATTTTCTTGTATGAGCCCATATATACTTTGACTTCAGGATGAAGATCGAATTTAACTAATTTCAGATGTAGGTCTTGATAAGTTATTTCTGTGGCAAAAATACCTTCTTCATAAGGGATACCGCATTTAGCCAACAATAATTGATAATCTTGCTTGTCGATCTCCAGGTCAATGTCCTTAAAAATACCAGAAAATGATCCATTATCAGATAAATGTATCTTATCCACGATACTTCCGGCAACCACACTATTGGGTATAAACTCTATTATTTCTGATACTAGATCCAAATTTTTAGGCAAAATTAATTTCATATTTTCTCCTGTGCTAATTTTTGATATTTTATAAGTTATGTATTATATATATCTATAACGGCCCAAAATAAAATATATTTTAATGAATTATTCATTAAAAGGAGCAATATGTTAGACATAACATTAGTATCATCAATAAAAGGAGCAATATGCTAGACATAACATCAGTATTATCAAAATTAAATCTTAATCATTCTCAAATAACTGCCGCCGCAGGCGACCTCAATTATTTCTCAGATGACAAAGATCGAACAATATCATGTCAGTGCGGAGACTCTAAAGTTAATGCTATTGCTCAACACGTCGATGGTGATATGCTTTTGGTTGGTGAAGGATTTAGCGACAACACAACACCAGTGAATAATTGGGGTTGTTGCTACACAGAAATTGTAAAATTAGATCAAAATGGATCACTAGATGAAAGTTTTCTACCCGGCACAAAATTTAATTATGAAATTTATACAATAGCGGTCCAGCCTGATGGAATGATGCTGGTTGGTGGTTGGTTTGATGCGATTTCAATTAATAACTCCATTACAAATTTAACTACACGCTATATAGCAAGATTTAATTCAAACGGAACTTTTGACTCTTCTTTCGATAACGCAAACTCCAATCTCTTTGATGGTCCTGTAAATAAAATATTACCTATAAGTAATAGTGAATCTGTGGTTGTTGGTCAATTTTCCGGAACAATAAAAACAACAAATAATGTGTTTTTCGAAAACGCTTCTTTTTCTGGGATGTATGATGTTGCCAAAGATTCTCAAGGAAGAATAATCGCAGTAGGATACAAATCTAACAATCAACATATTGTTAGATTTGTTTATGATCAATTAGAGTCTGAGTGGATTGTTGACGACACATTTGCACCCCCTACTTTTTACTCTCAACAAAATAATTCCATACTTCGGACAGTAGCAATTCAAAATAATGGCAAAATAGTAGTAGGAGGAATATTTGACTATGTGGAGGATCAAACTATTGGAACGACGCTTTATAGCATTTGTAGATTGAATGAAAATGGGTCAATCGATACATCTTTTGGATTAGATTCTCGAGGAGAGCAAAAAGAATGTCTTACCCATTATTACCCAGGTTGGCTGAACGAGGACCCCGAAGAATATCGGGCTCCTTTGATAAGAAAAATAAAACTTTTATCTAATGGCAAAATGATTGTAGGTGGGTGCTTTAATTCTTGGGGATATCCAGTCGAGGAGCCAAGCTTAAGAAACGACATATGCAGACTGAATTCTGATGGATCTTTAGATGACTCTTTTGGTGTGTCGAATGATTTTTATGGCGGAGAATTCCCTTGGAATTCCACTATAAACGATATTAATGTTGTATCGGACGACAATATTTGGGTTGGTGGAAGTTTTATTAAACCAAAAAGATATTACGCTAAATTAGATTCTTCAGGAGTTCCACATCCAGCGGTAACTAGTTCTGTGCGCCGGATTAGTTTGGGAATTAATGATGGCGGCTTTGACATGTATGATGATGGTAATTATTTTAATACAAATTTAACTCAAAATTACAATCTTATAAAAGAGAACGAGATAAACGATGAGGAAACTGAAGATGACTCTATTCCATCTACGCATACCCAAATGGCACATGATGAAGTGTATGCCCCAGGATATGGTAAAATAGCTTATGTTCCCAATCAATTTGATTCTGTGATAGAGGACGGAACTGACTACTTTGGAGAAGGTAGCGAATACTTCACTTGCATGTATCCTGGAATGTTTGTTCTAGCGGCTACTAATATTAGTATAACAGAGTTCAGCATAACAGGAAACCTCGGCGCAGACGGAGATACCACAATGTCTGCAGATAATTTTTCTTTACAAAATGAAGGAAATAATTACTCTGTGTTTTTCAAAACTGTGAGAGCAGAGCCAGGAGAGGCGGCTCCTACTCATATCATAATTGTTCCCGGAAACTCAGAAGTTATAGAGCATTTATATGATGAATCTACAAGTTACGATGATCATTGCATAAGGGGAATAGATGATAAAAAAGAAATATATGTTTTGGTTTTATCAAAATTAAATCAAACTATGATGACATCGAACGAAATTGGAAGAATTGCTCAAAACTTTTTAGAAACAATAAGTGAAGGATTTGAGACCAAATCTTGCGGAAGTACTGTTTGTAACAGTAACATAAGATGCTTAAAGCATAATAAGGACTTGAAAATAGGTTCTACTTTAAACTCTTGTGGTTGTTCTACATGGAAGTTTGTTGACCCAGGATCTAAATCAGGCATGAGTTCTAGTTCTTCGAAGAGAGGTGCATGGATTGCAGCATCAACAGTTTGTTCGCAGATGTTGTATTCATATCCCTCTAGAGTGGTTTCGGTAGCCTCTACAACTACAACAGTAGCTCCAACTACAACAACAGTAGCTCCAACTACTACAACAGTAGCTCCAACTACAACAACAGTAGCTCCAACTACAACAACAGTAGCTCCAACTACAACAACAGTAGCTCCAACTACTACAACAGTAGCTCCAACTACAACCGCAGAACCAACAACTACTACAGAGGAGCCAACAACTACTACAGAGGAGCCAACAACTACTACAGAGGAGCCAACAACTACTACAGAGGAGCCAACAACTACAACTACAATTGCTCCGTGAATAAAAAAAGCCGGTTGAAACCATTTCTAGTTTCAACCGGCTTTAGTAGGCAGAAGAAGTTTACGATCCACTCATATACAGAGGAGTGAATCGCATAAAATAGTCCATCACTTTAACAGCAGTTCTTATAGGTCTCCTCCACCATTGGATGTTTTTCATCCACCGTTTTACCTATATGTGACAGTCGTAGTCCGTTCGCCACTCACATTTCTTTTAAAGCTAAACTACCCATAAAATATCGCCTGTTACCAGCGACCCCTTTTATGGTTGATTTAACAGTATCTAGATTTATTTGTACCGAACATTCACCACAACACTCTCATTTGTTTAACGTGTTTGAGCCAGCACGTCGTTTCTAGGGTTGTTTTGCTTTTTCAGCACCCAGACTCAATATCACTATTCACCGTCGCCACGGTTGCTCCATAATAAAATAGAGGGATTGCTAAAGATACTGCTAGTTTCCTTAACTTATCCCGTGATACTAAGAGGACCGCTACATTTGATTTAATTGGGATAGTCTTTCTCAAGACTAAATGCGTTCCCAAATTCCTCAACGTCGTTAGTCTTTGACTTCTTGTCTTTAAAAATTATTTCTAATTGTTAAATTTATGCAAGTCAAACATCCTCTTACCGAAGCCCACCACAAAGTTCCGACAAAAAATCCCCCTTAATTTTTAGTTCAAGGTTTCTTTATTATCGTATATTACCTCTTTTTGCCTTGCAGCAAACCAGTAATATCCCAGCCATTCTTTTCACGGATTAGGCTTTTGAGATCGTGGAAACATTTCTGTATTCCATCAACTGTCCTTGTGGCTTAATTTTTTTCACCAACACCTTTCGGTGCTGGCAAGGACTTTGTTTCGAATTGTCAAAGAACAAATTTTTTCTTCAACTCATCGTTTCCGACGTCGTTGATGGGCTCAGTATAGCGGCCCCTTGGGTCTCCGCAAGCCCCTACCCAAAAATTTTTTTGGTGCCATTTTTACGGGAATTTTGCACTTTTCATCTTTTTATTTAAAGTTTTTTTCAATTTTTCTTCTTTGAAAAGAGAGATTATTTTTTTAAAAATAATTGTGTAAATTTATGACACCGTCTTTAACGGTTAAGTAGTTGCAAGGCAGCTCCGTCCAACTTCCGCTATTGTGATACCCCGTGTGAGGCTTAGAGTTTGCATAATGAACATGACCACAGCAAACTATATTGCAGCCAATCTTCTTCATATATTCAACTGATTTTTTTTCTATAATCTCAGCATTTCTCATAAAGGTTTTACTACTTCTTTTTGCAAGCTTGGCAAGATAAAAACTTTTATCTATTTTTTGTATTAATTTGTAAATTTTATCCGCAAAGAAAACCAGTATTGGCTGATTGGATATAACGCTATCGAATCGGTCGCCATGAAGAACAAGTATCTTTTTCCCTCCACTTTCAAAGATATATTCTTCCAAAAAGTCTACTCCTAATAAATGGGATATGACTTCTGCTGGTCCGTCATGATTGCCGGCTACCCAAACTATGCTGATCTTTTCTGCGAGCTTCCTTATACAAGATAAGACTTTCCAGTGACTTTTCTTTAGTTTTCTGAAATCCCAACTATCAAATAAATCGCCATTTAAAATAACAGATTTTGTGGGATTTGTGCCATCCTCAATTGAAGCAAAAAAACCTATCAATTTTTTAGCTTGGCAAACATCGCTGCCTAAATGAATATCACTTATTATGATTGAGTCATTCATACAATTAGATATTAATTAGTTGAGGTAAAATTTGTTATTTTTATGTTTGAATTTTTAATATATAAGATACTATGAAAAATTTTAAAGAATGGTTAATGAACGAAGAAAAAGATGCTTGCTATTACAAAGTAAAGAGTAGGTATCGGGTGTGGCCATCTGCTTATTCTTCAGGTTCACTGGTCCAATGTAGAAAAAAAGGAGCCAAGAATTGGGGCAACTCAAAAAAAAGTCTGAGTGAATCGATTTTCGATAAGGAAAAAGAACAAGGACTTCATGGTTGGTTCAGCCGAAAAACAGGAGGCTGGATAGATTGCAAAGCAAGTAAAAAAGGAAAACTTGTGCCTTGCGGAAGAAAGAAAACAGGGAAAGGAGCAGAAAGAGAATACCCTGCGTGCAGACCGGTTCTATCAGCCTGTAATAAAAATAAAAAGAAGAAAAAATCAAGTAAAAGAATTTCATGGAAAGGTGAGAAATAGGTCTTTAAATGGCAAATATAGTTTTTAATGATCCATTCAATTTAAGATTGAGATATGGTGCACCCAACTCTCTTTTATGGGATCAAAGAAACTTAAATTACATAGCAAGTATAGAGTCAACAAGAAACTATAAAATATCAGTAGCATCTCCGGTTGCACCAGCAACACAAAATAGATCCAATTATGCAAGCTGTGGAGATAATTATCACTGTTATTGGAATGGCACAAGATGGACTGTGGTGCCTGCATGTTATGGTAACTGGATCGGTAGCATGACATTAATGCAAGTTGCTCCAACTCCAACTACAACTAAAACAAGCACACCAACACTAACGCCAACGCTTACAAACACTCCCACTCTGACAAACACTTCCACCCCAACTAATACACCAACATTAACCCCAACAAAAACATCTACGCCAACACTAACTCCAACAAAAACTCCAACTCCAACTAAAACATCTACTCAAACATTAACTCCAACTAAAACCTCCACTCCTACATTAACAAATACACCTACGTTAACTATTCCTCCTCCTAAATTAGTTGAAGCATCATTGCCTTTTTATGATGATTTCAATAGACCAAATAATCCATATATATCAGGATACTGGAGGGAGTATGTGGGTAATTTCGTAATAAACAACAATACAGCAGTGGGAATTGATACTTCTGTTTCTTTGATGACCATCAACAATGTTTACGAAAAAGATTCATATACTAGCTGTTACATAGATACTAGAAACTCTACGGTCCCAACAGGAAGTATACAATATACTATGGGAGCTATGTCGGGTGGAGGAATAGTAGCAAGATATACGGCAAATTCTTACGGAACATATCTAGATGCTAATATGTATTTGGGAATGATTGTAAAAAATATTAACAATACATACTCAGGACAGATTTGGGTTAGTAGTGGATCTTGGCTGTTATTAAATTCTTCTGTAATAAGCTCAACCAACACCTTAATACCAGGAGCATTAGTAGGAATTCTTGGATTTAAAGTAATTGGAAATTCATTAACTTTATACTTAAATAATATCCAAATATCATCAATCATAGACACTAAAATACCAGGATATGGAGGATTAGGAATAAGGGCGTTGGGTTCTGGTTGTGTGTTCGATGAATTTTCAGTAAGTTCAATATCAAATTATAATAGATCAAATACTATTGAGCAAAATTATGTGAATTGGGGTCTCTTAAGAATTATAAATCGGAACAATATTTCAGGATGGGGTGGGTAAAATGAAAGAAAAAAAATATAATATTGTATTAAAAGCTTTAGAAGATAAAACATCTTTCATAGAGGATATGAAAAAGGAATCAGGGAATGATTATATTCCAGAAAAAGTATGTTTGGCATTAAATGATACAAATCTTAAAAGAAGAGTTTTAGTATTTTCTTTAACAGAAGAAGAATCCAAAAAACTTGAAAACGATCCAAGAGTAGAAGCAATCCAACAAAAAATTCCCTATGAAACAAGACCTTTGATGCTGGATCCAGATCGTGATTATGGAGAAGAAAAGAATTTAAAAGTACAAGCGATCGCCACAGACGCAGTTGCAGCCATCTATAATTTTCCGACAGGAGAAGATGTTGATGTTGTTATAGTAGACGGACACATAGATCCAGACAATCCGGAATTTGCAGTAAAAAAAGATGGATCGGGTGGAAGCCGAATAAATCAGATAGATTGGTTTAATGTTTTGTATCCATACGGAGTTCCGGACGGAGTTTTCCCACAAAAAATGCCAGGAGAAAATTTAACATATAATTATCTTCCCTATGTAAATCCTGATAGTGATGAAGAAACAGAATCAAATAATCACGGTGCTCATGTGGCGGGAACAATAACAGGAAACACACAAGGATGGTCTCCAAAAGCTAATATATATAATATTTCTCCATACCATGGACAAATGACTTATTTTGCAGCTGATCCTACAATTCCACCTCACGATTTATATCTGTACGCAATTAAAGTTTGGCATGAAAATAAACCCATTAATCCTAAAAAGGGAACAAAAAATCCAACCATAACTAATCATAGTTATGGAACATCTAATAATACGAATGATGTAAGAAACATACTGAGTGTAACACATAGAGGTGTAAAATATAATTCTCCAAGAAATTATTATGGAGCAACGGCAACAACAACTGTGAGTAACGGAAGAGTTGTTTCGGGTAAAATAACCAATCAAGGTAAAAATTATACCAATACTCCAACCGTGTCTTTCTACGGTGGCGGACAAGCAAGAGCAACTGCGTATATAGGAAACGGAACTATATATGAAATTACAATAACAGATCCCGGAGAAGGATATGAATCCAATGTTCCAATTACGTTCAGTCAAGCACCAGCAGGAGGACAAACAGCATCTGGGGTGGCTAATGCGATGGGCTGGTACCGTCCCAATACTGGGATATACGACATATCTATGACCAATATGGGAAATGGTTATATTATTCCTCCAATAATAACTTTTCCCCCTCCTCCGAATGGAGGAAGAATAGCAAAAGCTGTCTGTAAAATAAAATCAGGAGTATTACATAGAATTTTTGTAAATAACGGAGGCACAGACTATTCCGAGATTCCAAGCGTTATTTTAAGTGGCGGAAATCCAACTACTCCCGCAAGAGTAGAATTTTATGCTTGGGATGGAATTGGAATAAATGACGGAGATATAACGATTAGTTTTAATAGGAGTGAAAACAGCACTACTGTTTACGATAATATTAATGGAGTAAATATTCCTCGATCAGTGATACAAAGCATTACATACACTTGGCGATCCGGGGAAGGATATACATCGGCTCCAATTGTTAGTTTTTATGGAGGAAATTCAATAATAGATGGAGTTATAACTGGTAGTAAGGTTGAAGCAAGAGCGGTAATAGGCGCTGGTGTTAACAAAGGAAAAGTAGTAGGCGTTACCATAACAAATCAGGGTTCGGGATACACCTCACCACCAGGAGTAGTATTTACAAATGGAGGAGGGTTTTCAGAAGAACAATTAAATAATTTTGGTTTAATATCTTACACTCTTAATAGTACTCTTTATACTGGGCGAAAATTCATAGACATAGCAACAAGAGATATATCTTTAGAAGCCGATTTAACAGATCTAATTAATTCAGGCATTGTTGTTGTGGCCGCTGCTGGGAATAACTCCACTAAAATAGATGTCCCAGGAGGACTGGATTATGATAACAAATTAGACTTAATATGGTCATGGGATGGGATTCCACTAGGGGAAGACCCTTCTTTTTATAAAGAATATATTATTAACGATATGCATTACCATAGAGGATCAGCAATAGCGGGCTGTCCTGGTGTGATCAGTGTTGGATCTTTAAGCAAATCTTTAGTAGAATCAAAAAATGTATGGAGTGATACTGGTCCGAGGGTTGATGTCTATGCACCAGGAGATATGATCGCTTCAACAACACACACTTTTGTATTTGGTTATCCGAGCACTCCTGATATTAGAAATAAGTTGACCCCATATTATGTAACAAAATTAAGCGGAACCAGTATGGCTAGTCCTCAAGTTTGCGGAATGATAACGGCCCACGCTACCACAAACAGAAATATAAATCAATTAATTGCAACAGAGTTTATTGGAAATTCTTCAAGAAATACAATAGTTGATACAGCAGGAAGTTATTCTGACCTGACTTCTCTATTAGGAGGGGCCAATAGAATGGCTTACTATCCAAGTATAAGTTATACTTTATATAAATAATTAACCGTCTATTGAGTAGTCTGGACTTTCATTATCCATCTCTGTCTCGTAATTTTTGATCTCAAGACCATATTTTTCAACATCTTGTTTATCTGGTTCTGGTAGAGGCTTTGCATTATTGGTATTTTCCTCAGGAGGAGTTTCTGCATTTTCTTCTTCGCCTGTCGGATTAGGATTGGGATCTTGGCCTTCTTGGCCTTCTTCAGGAGGAGCCTCTAAATTTTGTGCCGGGCCTCCCGGAACAGCAGATAGCTCAGCCTCATCTTTATTTTCTTGTGGAATACCAACCCCAATTAATTGTGGATTTTGAGATAGAACTTGTATCTTTAATTCTTCTAATTTTTGAATCTTCAATCTACTTAACATCTCGGTGGTATCTTGTTCATTATATTGCAACCACTGTGTGTAAATATCATAGTCACTCATAAGATTAGCGGTTTTAAGTTGAGTGGCAACGTTTAATCTTGAATTAACAACCTCAGCTCTACTCAATTCTCTCCAATCACTTGGAGGAGTCATCTTTATTTTGAGGTCTCTATAAAGTTCTTGTGGAAATCCTCTGAGGTATAGATGTCTATCTGCTATATCGTAGAGTCCATCTTCGTAAGAAGATTGTAATCTTTCAATCATTCTTGCAAACTTAACATCTTGAGCAGACAATGTCATTCTTGTAGCGTTGACATCTTCTCCACTAAAATAACTTTTTGGGAAGTTCAAACTAACAAAAAGCTTATTTCTAAAATAAAGTGCGTCATCAACTTCGCCTAAATTTTGAGCACCCGGTAAAGTCTCTATTCTGGTGTTGCTACCTGGTCTAAGAGGTAGCCAATAATCTTCATCGACTGCTGGTGGCTGCCATCTTTCGTCTACTTGATTAACACCAGAACCGCTACCCATTGCAACTTTTCTTTTTCTAAATTGATCTTTCATTCTATCGATTAAACTATCAACTTTGAATGGAGGTAACTGGCCGACATCCACATAGAAAACTCTTCTCTCTGGTGCTCTTGCCAGCCTATAAGTAACCATTGCATCTTCCATTAATCTTAGTTGATGAGCAGGACTTCTGGCAGGCTCTATTAAGCTGACGCCATATGGATAGAACAACTTTCTATCCTCGCCTATTCTAAAATGAACAATTTGATTAAAGTTGAATCTTATAGCAGTTGATTTTTGAAGATCAAAGTTATCTTGACCCAAAGGTATGGGATTCATTAATGCAGTGTAATCAGGACCTTCTTTGCTTTGTTGAAACTCTATAAGTTTGCCTCTAATTGTTTCTATACGATACATAGTTTCTGCTGGCAAGGACATTGATTTATACAATCCATCTTCAGGATTATCTGGATCTATTATTAGTTCTATAAAGTGATCACCGTTTACACAAAGGTTTTTAAACCAACTCCATCCATTTTTATTTATATTTAACATCTGTCTGTGAAAGAATAAAAACTCCAGTTCTTTTCTAACTTCTTCATTTGATGTTTGTATTTTACAAATATTTCCTTCAGTATCCTTTTGACAATTATGTAAAACAACACTGTCTGTGCAGAAACATTTGTGTTTCTCAACACTTATGTCATATACATTTTCTTCTGTTTCGTTTTTGAATACACCTATAACTCTACGACGATCTTGCTTCTTACTTAGTCTGTGCACTTCTGTTGTTGTAAAGCCTATCCTTTTTAAATTAGCAATAACACCGGGCACAGTCATTCCAATTAGTTCACAAGTTTTATTTAAAGCTAACCCTTTACTTAACATGTGAAGTATTTTTGATGTTTTCTTATTTTCTTCTTCTACCTTGCCTGTTCTCCACTCATCCACAAACATTCTTTCATGAGTCCAGCCTTTGTTGTATGTGAATACTCTGGGGAATTGATTCTTATTTAACTTGGTTTGATAATTATTAACTGGTAGTCTATAGAAAGCCATGAGTGTATCTCCTTCTTTTAAGGAGCCTGTTTCCACCCATTTGCCATTTCTATTCAAAACCTTGTGATCACTGGTGGCAGTAAATTTACTGCCGTCATCCAATATGATTGTTGTTGTCTTTTCTTTTTTAACTAATCTTGGATTATAGGCCCAGCCTAAAGTATAGTCTTTGGAAATTTCATCATAACAATAAACTAAAAATCTATCGTCTGGGCTATTGTTTACTAAATCCTCAATTTTCTTAAGTCCAAAAGGAGTGCTTATCTCGGTGTTTCCACTTACACAAGCCTCATCAGAAATTACTGTTACAACTGTTTCTATTTCAGGTAAATTTCTAAGTCTTTCATATTCTTTATATCTGGCCGTTCTATTGGTTAGGGTGGTTATATCAATCATATCGTTTGTTTGACGATATGCCATCAATCCACCGGGATTATTAACAACATCATCGCCTGCAAATGTTTGCAGAGCGTCTGCTTGGGCTATACCTGCTCCTGTGAGATTTTTAGTATCTTGAACCTTGGAGCTTGGATCCTTTTGGAACCCAAATGTAAACAATTTAAAATAGTCTGACCATGCCATAATGTAATGTAGTTATTGGTTTTAAGGTAAAAAATAAGAGTAATTTTTGAAAATAATCAACTCTATTACATAATAAAGTAAAAACTCATGAAAATTCAAGAAGATTGCTACTTTTATATAGACGAAAACACCATAAAAGAAAATAAAGCAATGAGTGTTTTATGCATTAATTGTCATGAAAAGAATCCATTGGGCTGGTATTGGCCTGGGAAAATAAAGGGTTATGGACATTTTAATGTTAATTGCTCAACTTGTAATGCTCTTATAAACAAAATAGAAGACGAAAGGCCAGATGAAATCTAGAAAACTTTCAGACATAATACTTGAGGAGTTCCCGGAAAATCATAAAGAGCTTATTTATTGCGAGCCATTTTGTGGATGTTGTAATGTTTTTCTAAAAAAAGATCACTCAGAAATAACAGCATTAAATGACTTAAATAATGGAATAAGTAATTTTTTAACAGTACTAAGAGATGATGGCAAAAAAGCCATAGGTAAATTAAAAAAAATAAACTACAATCAACAAACATTCAAAAAAGAACTAAAAAGATCAAATTTTAAAAATAACATAGATTATGCAATAAATCAGTATATCCTCTACAGAACAAGTAGAGGAGGATTATGTAAGAATTATTGTTATTCTAAAACTAAAAGAAAAAAAATAGAAGACATAGAAAGCTGGAATACTAATGTAGAGAATCTTAATCAAATATCACTCAAGTTATCCGATGTATTTATCTTCAACAGTCCTGCTTCAGAGATAATTGGAATATTTAATAGTGAAAACGTTTTAATGTATTGCGATCCTCCAAGATATGTAAATAACAGAAAATCACAATGCCCGTATAAAGACTATATGACAGAAGAAGAGCACGTAGAATTATCAAAAATTCTATTAAAATCAAATAGTAAAATAATACTAAGTGGTAGCGATAGTTTGCTCTATAAGAAACTTTACAAGGAATGGGTTAGGAGAAAGATATCCAACAAAAATAAAAAAGAGTTTATTTGGAAGAATTTCTAAGATTTGTTAAGGCCCGTCCTAATAACTTTTTTGTTTCTTAGTGCTTTTTGATCTCTATTTTCATGATCTTTCATAGCATCTTTTACTTTTTTATTCCAAGTTAAAATTTTACTCTTGGAAACACTTAAGAGATCAGATAATCCTGAACTATTATTTAGAACTAATAGAAAGTTATTCCAAAAATTTTCATCAACATTTAATCCGGTCAATATAATATTGTGATCTTTTTTGTCTTTAATGTAGTCTTTGAATTTTTTCATACAGATATATATGAAAGCAAATTACTTTTTGTATATAAAGCAATCGCTGCAGGTTTCAAAATTAACTAAACACTCATCCACAGCCTTCTTTACACCTGGAAAATAATCCATACTGAGATAATAATCATGTCCAGCTAGAATCCCGCCTTTCTTTACCTTTGGCAGCCAGGCATTGATATCACTTTTTACATCTTCATACTCATGGCTAGCGTCTATGAAAACAAAGTCTAAAGAATCATCTTCAAACTGATTCGCCGCTTCAATGGATGTCTTCCTGAGTGGCTTATAGTATTTTTCTATGGGTTTCATATTACTTATAAAAATATCATATAAATAATCTATTTCTTCCATAGACTGGTGTTCGGAGCTTCCTTTCCAAGTATCAACGCAATAAAATTCTATATTCTTCTCTGAGTTGGCTATTTCCACAGACATAAAGGCGGAAGACTTTCCCTTCCATGAACCAATTTCAACGAATCTACTACCAGAAGAAAAGTTGTTTACCATGTCTTTATAGATATTAGGATATGTGAACCAATCTTCGCCAAATTGCGGTTCCTGGTAGATATGCGGCATTTTTTTGATTATATTTCTAAAATTAATATATTGACCTTTATTCTTCCACCAATTTGTTATCCAGTAATATGACTCCCAGTGATGTTCTCCTTGTCCATTTACTTCGGTAAGATCTTTTCCAAAGTATGTGGATTTAACATTTTTAACATCCTCCACAAATATTGGTATATTATAAACTTTACCAATACCCGCAAAAAGTATATTTTCTACAATAGGAATTAAATTGGCGTTCTCTATATCTAGGTTAAATTTATTTTTATCAATATAATATTTATCAATTATTTTTTTAGCATATTCTCTTTTTATTAAATATGCGGCTGCTCCCCAATCATCCCAAAATCTTTCTCTTAGTTCTATTGTAGAATTATTAGGTCGTATCCAAGTTAGTTGAACACACTCCCAATCATGAGGAAGATTATTAAAGAATTCTTCCCAAGTAAAATCCCAATAATTCACAGGCTCGAGAGAAAGATCGTCTTCACAAAAAAATGCATAGTCTTCATCAGTTGAATCATACCAATTTTTAATTGCTTTTATATGAGAGGTTGTGGGCCCTTTGCTGTTCTCGTGCAGGTCACAAACAAACTTGCCATGTAGTTCATGATTATATTCGTGATATCTCTTAAATATGTGTGGAACTAGGTTTTTGACACCATAAGAAGAAAATTGATTTATTAAATTATCTCTTCTTTCAACCGATTCTTCAATCCCAATAAAATTAACTTGAGGAAAATTTTTAAGTTTACTTACTTTTTTTTTAAGCATTAAATCTTCTACCAAATTTATTTCTTTAGTAGGATATGAAGATAAATTCTTGAATATAGACTCATCGATCAAATCTTTATGAACCCACCAATCCTCAAAATTAGAACCTTCATTGGGAGCTATATCATTGAAAACAAGTGCATACCCCATATTCTTTAAATATCTTCTTGATTTGTCTCTATATTCTCCAGTGATATCAACATAATGATCATGCTCATAAGTTATTACTCTGAACTTATATTTATTGAATGGCATCAACAACAATGCTTCAAACGTATTCTTAGAAGGTTCAATGTCCAGTTGTAGATAGTCTATGACATTAGACGAAAAATTTTCATTAAGTAGATTTTCATAATCTAATTTTAGAGCATCTGCATTTATGCATTTGTTTATTCTCTCTGCTTTGTGCATATCGGCAAGCTCTTGTTTAAATTCTACCCCTATCCCCGTCCAATCAAAATCTTTTTCTAATAAGGCTGTATTGCTATTATGGAATGAATGTGCAGAACCTATTTCCAAATAGGTTCCATTTCTTTTGCCATTTAACGCAGCCAACACAAATAAATCTTGGCAAGCTTGAGAGAAATTCTTATCTACATTATCGCATCCTTCAAATCTAAACCTTAAGTCATATTTTGATTTATTGTATTTAACTTCACTTTCATCTACCGAACCAGAACCCAAAGTAGTTAGATTATTTTGCACCAAATGACAGTAACTATCATTGAGTTTACTTGCGTATTCATCTTTTAATTTTTTGAAGAGAAATCTGGCTTCTTTAGGCTTTCCATACCACCAGGAACAAACTGCTTTCTGGAAAATTAGCATATATTTTGATTGATATTCAAAAGATGTGTTAAATTTTGAAGGTTCACAGTTTGTTAAGTCCAAACCGAGAGAAGCATATAAATAACCATCCATCCAATTTTTTCTTCTTTCAAAAAATTGACTTAAGAAAAAATATGCTTCTGGGTTTTTGGGTTTTAGTTTTAATGCACTCTTAAGTAAATTTTCACAAGTGTAATCTCTATTAGATAAAGCATAGTAGCATAAATGAAGTCTTAATAAGCATTCATAAGCCAAGTCTTCATTTTTTGTGAGCTCTGCACATCTTAAATAATAACTACAAGCTGGGCTTAAATGTCTTTGATTTTCATACCAGTGAGCTAAATTAAAGTTAGCAATATCGTTCTCTGGGTTTTGAACGTAATCGGTGAGTTCTTTATTCATAATTTTTGAGAATACTTCCTAAAAAGTTTTTGGGCATTCCTAAAAGGTATGCCGCATTGTCCTGAAAACCAAAAGTTATTAATAGTTTGTCTTGATACTCTGCCATTCCACAACAGAATTCAATTTTAGCTCCCATAAATGAAAAAGAACTCGATACCTCAATAACTTCAAAATCTTTATTCCAAACTATAAATCTATGTGTGTAGACCGCATTTTTTCTGCCCGCTTCGGAGCTGTATAAATCTACTTCATGGACCAAAGCCAGATAGAGATCGTTAAGAAATATGACTTGAGATCCACCCCTCAAATCTCTAGTGTCTAATTTCTTGTGTTCACTTAAAACTATTGTCTTGCAAGTTTTGTTCTCTGGATTAAATTCTGCCACTTCTGTCGGATTTGTCCATTTTACATAAGTGTATTTTTTGTTTAATACCGGCATCCAATTTTTTTCACAATAACTATTATCAGCTCCAGGAGCAGGAATGCGCTGTCTGCTTTTTTCTATTACTTTATCTTTTTTGTAAACTATCTCAGATAGCTCCATCCTTCCAACACCATTTACAGTAGTATCTCTCCTGACCCCACTTAAAAATAATTTATCATCCCATTCCGCCAATCGTCCATCTTCTAATCCTACAAACTCCCACATAGGATTTTCATCTAAAAAAGTTGTATCTATAATCTTGCTGCTTTTTATATTGAAATTTTCATCTAGTTTACAGAGTATATTGTTTGTTACTAATCTTTGATCATTTTCTTGGTGGAGATAACACAATGGCCCCCAACTATGTTCAAAAATCCCACTTTCACTGTGATAAAGAACATAATTTAAATTTCTTAGATTAACTAATATTTCCCCTATTTTACTTACAAGTATTGTTGGATTACTCAATGATGGGCCTATCATTGAATCTGTGGGAGTGAGTAGAGGCTTTATAAAACCTCCATTTTCTAAACATTTTTTAACTAACATAGACTAATATAGTATTGAACAATTAAATAACAGATCTACTTTACAGATATGCAACTTACTTTAAAACAAATTTATTCAATGTACAGCACAGACAAAAATTGGCACAAAGTGAGTATCTCCATTGCTTGCTAAAACTCCCCCAGCATAAATGCCCATAAATATCTCCTATTTCTTGATTTAAATGTGAGCTACCCAAGGCCTAAAGGGAATCGTATAAAATTATATCATTATTATAGATTGTCCTAACTTTACATTCTTGTTCTGGTGTTAAAATTATTTTTTCTGTTGTCTTACTAAAATTAATTTTTTCTATTGGAGTGTTAATTTCTAAATAATTAGCCATACCAGCAATATCTGGGAATAAAAATAGTTTACTTTTTTCATTTATTAAATGAGTTACTGGAGTTAAATGATGCCATGAGGTACCTCCACAATATTCTAAATCATGTCGGTCTGTATATTCTGGCTTGACTCCAAGACCATGAAACCAATATAGCCAACAAAAAGCTTTTTCGGGAGAGATGTTCATTCTCCATAATAATGATATGAATCTTTCAACAGGATCTCTCACCATAACAGCACAACCATCAGGAAGGTTTTCTCCCACACTATAATCATTTAGTCGGTGTCCTTGTCCATCTATTACTGGATGGTCTGGCATTCGTTCTGGATAGAACTGTTTGACTGCCATCAGTCCTATTGATGAGGTACATGATCTACTAGTAAAACAAAAATTTTTATCATTCGGTAGGGAATACCATATTTTCCAGCGCATCTGGGGCCTCCTTTAAATTCCAGCCTATGCTAACTCTCCAGCATCTTGACCACACGTTGTGCCAAGTTGGACAGTCAAATGTTCTAATGTTCCAACCTTGGATATCTTGATCTATATATGGAATTCCATCTTTATCCAAAAACATCATTCCGCTATCTCCAGTTTCGCTCCAAGCAGCATACATTCTAGTGCCAGGACAATCTCCATTGGTGTGCCAATCCATATATCCATTTGGAGGATAAATCATTCGACCGCTTATTTTTCTGGTTGTTGTTTCGTAAGCTTTTTTGCCAAGAAAGAAATTTATATTACAACCCTTACCCCTAAAGACTTGACTTTGCGGTGGTCTTGTCAAAAGAAATTGATCTATATCTATTTCTGGAAATGGAGGCTTATTGAAGTATTTTTTTATCCATTCATAATTTATATCCGGAAGATTTACATTACATACTTTAAAATTCATAATTATACTATCCAAGCAGAAATATTTGAAGCGTAATTACTGCCTACTGGACCATTACTTCCCGATCTAATTTCAAGAATATCTCCAACAGATACAGATACCGATCTTGTAACTGTTTGTCCTTCATCAATATATTGAGCTGTACTTATCCCATTTTTATAAAGAGTGAAACCAGAGGTATTGTCGTCTGGATAATCACTCACTGTTCCTGTGTAGTAGAATGTTCCAGATTTCTTAACTGTAATTATTATTGAATTACTAATGCCTATGTTATTTATCTCTGTGGATCCGGCCCTAACATACTTTGAGTCAATTGTTCCTATTCCGCTCCAGCTTGGAGAACCTCCACCTTGTCTGGTCAACGTCATTGGAGAGCTTGTTCTGGTTACAGCGTATGCTGAGACGCTGGTGTATGTGTCAATGGGACCATGGGTAGTGTCTTGTCTATAAACTCTTACAGTAACGACATCTCCTGCTGTCAACCAGATTGGATACTCTACTGAATTGGAAATTAATCCTTGGATGTCAGTTGCAACGCCGTTAAACCCAAAACTCAATGGATCAGTATCTACGGGACTTCCATTTATCAATATTTGTGTTGTTTGTGCTCGGTAGTTATCGTCGCTAACTCCGTAATGACTCCACTTTAAGTAGAATTCACAATCGGAAGTTGCCGTAAAATTGAATGGCAATAATTCTGAAGATGCTCCAGCAGGACGAGGAGAAAATGTGCTGCTTGTAGTATATTTTGATGCTGATGTTCCAACTCCGCTCCACGATCCTGCTGTATAAGCTAGAGTTATGAAACTTGAGGGGGCTGCCGTTGTGGTAGTAGTTGTCGTTGAGCCGCTTGAAACGCTATATATTTTAACACTGCCGTTGGTGTTTCTATAGACAACATTTTTACCATTGCTTTTGTGTATTAAGTTATAAGTCATGCGTAAACATATTTAGTAATTTTTAAAGTTTTTTTTCCTGGAGACTATTATATAATAGTGAGGAAATTATGCTATTAGTTTTAAATAAACAAAGAATGGACCAATTAGCCCCTGATCAAATAGAATATTACAAAAACCAATGTGGAGATACTCTAAATGTTCCACTACCAAGTATCGTATCAAACCCTGCTGAACTAAAACAAAAGACAGGAGTTAATAATTTTACAAGTTTAGCCCCCTTTTATCATCCAGACCCAAACTCTTCAACAGGATTTCCTTATATCCGAATTGATGGAACTAAAAATCTTGAGTCTAGAAAAAGTTCTGATAGTCCATACTTAAATTCTCTGCTATCTTTAGTATCTTCAGCATCTATTTTATACTACTACACTAAGTATGAAGACTATGCTATTAAAGCTATGGAAGCTCTTCAAGTATTTTTTCTTAATGAAAATACTAAAATGAATCCTAGCTTAACATATAGCGGGCTAGTTATTGGAGATAGTATGGATGATCTGAGAATTAGAGGAGCAGTTATTGATAGTAACATACTGTCTATATTGCCAGATTTTATTGAACTACTTAAACCTAGTACACATTGGACAACTGAACTAGATAGTGGAATGATTTCATGGTTTAATTTATTAAGTGATTGGTTCAAAACTAATCCTAGAGGAGTATTACAAGCTAGTTATAGCCATAATATAAAAACATCTTATATGAAACAATTATGCTCTTATCTCTGTGCTTGTGGAAAAGAAGTAGAAGCAAGAACTTATTTGGAGAATAATTTAACAGCTTTACTGAGTGCTCAAATAGATGTGGATGGTAAACAGGTCTTAGAAATGAACAGAGTAAAAAATCGACATTATAGCAATTTTAATTTAACCTTACTAGTAAATCTAGCTACTATAGCTAACTCGTTGGGTATTAATGTTTGGAACTATGAGGATAGTGAAGGTAAGGGAAGTATCAAAAAAGCTATGAAGTATTTAGCTTATTATTATTCTCATCCTTCTGAATGGACAACTTCTGATGAAGCTAATAATTCTGCTATGACAAGATCATGGCTGCAAGCTGGAGTAGAATTATATGATGAACAAATCTTAAAAGATGTTTTCAAAGAAGTAAAAATTTATAATTTTACAAGTGTGCCAGATTATATATTTTTGCCGAATTAAGTAAAATATAGTACAATACCACCGGGAGAACCATTTGTTGCCGAGTTGACATTAGCATTTCCTGCAACGCCCTTAAATCCAGCAGTAAGACTACTTCCAGAGAGCGTTATAGCGGCTACTCTTCCTTGAAAATCTAATGTTCCACTAGCGTAGAATGTTCTATTAAAATCACCTCCAGAACCAACACCATTGCTTCCTAAAGGATAACTTGGAGGAACACTATAGTTACCTAATGCTCCTGCTCCTGTTATTGTAACTCCACCATAAGTCAGTGTAGTATTTCCTCCAGAAGTACTAGATCCGTCTCCTTGAACTCCTGCCGCTCCTACAACATAGGTCACTGTTGCTCCTCCAGTAACGCTATATGTTTTGACCGCTTCTCCGCCATAATAACCATCATCTGTTCCTTGACAAGCACTAGTATCATATGTTCCACCAGATCCACCACCAATAACCCAAGCTTTCATACTTGTGGCTCCAGTTGGTACTGATCGACTAGTTCCAGTAGTTACTACAAAAGCTACTGGACTAAAAGAACCAGCTCGTGTTGGTGTTGGTGTGGGTGTTTTTGTTGGTGTTGTCGTTGGAGTAACTGGGATAGCACTAGATGTTGGCGTTGGTGTCGGTGATGACACTAAAGATATTTTCTTAAAGTGATTAAATCTAGAGCTAAACATAAAGATTAATAGTTTTGACTATATGCTCCATACCATGAAGTTCCATCACTAACAAAGCTTAAAATGTCTACTTTACTGGCTGTTACAGTGATTGTGGGAGCTAAACCTCCTGACCACTTAACGCTAGTAAAAGTTGATGTAAAAGAACCAGACCCAGTATTTATAAATAAGGTAAAGCTTTTCCCGGCAGTAGCGGTTGGCATAGTAAATGTACAATTACCAGTAAGAGTACAAGTTTGAACAGTTCCGTTTGTTAAAGCGATTGTTTTAGCGGTAGAACTATTACCAATAACTACAACACTTTCTGTAAAATCGTTAAAAGTTAAAGTGCCAGCTAAATTAGTATTTCCTACTACGTGTAATTTGCTAGTTGGTGAAGCTATTCCCACACCCAAATTAGTTCCGTCGAACACAAAATCAGAAACTCCAGATGCAATATTGCTTGAGTTTTTGTAAACAACCTGATTTGCGCTTCCGGCTACAGTTCCAACTGTTCCTTGACTACCAGTAGTTCCAACTGTTCCTTGACTACCAGTAGTTCCAACTGTTCCTTGACTACCAGTAGTTCCAACTGTTCCTTGACTACCAGTAGTTCCAACTGTTCCTTGACTACCAGTAGTTCCAACTGTTCCTTGACTACCAGTAGTTCCAACTGTTCCTTGA